GTATTCTCTTATCAACCAGGAAAATCATTACAGGTATTGAATACATTTATAATGAACCCAGCAAAAGCAAATCTTCTTCAAAGAGTAGGGTACTTTGGTGCAGATAATGGAATGTATTTAGAACTTGATGGAGATACTTTATATTTTGCAAAAAGAAGTTTATCTACTGGAACAACAACAAAAATTTCGCAACATAACTGGAATATTGACACAATGCTTGGTGCAGGACACTTAAATCCATCAGGTGTCACATTAGATATTTCCAAAGCACAAATCTTATGGATGGATATTGAATGGTTAGGACTTGGAACAGTAAGAATGGGTTTTGTAATTGATGGAAAATTTATTCATTGTCATTCATTTCATCATGCAAACATAATTGAATCAACTTATATTACAACAGCATCACTTCCAGTAAGATATGAGATTGCCAATACTGGAATAACTACGAGTGTAAGTAATCTTAAACAGGTTTGTTCTACAGTTATTTCAGAAGGTGGTTATGAACTTCGTGGAATACAACAGGCAATAGGAATACCAATCACCACACCAAGAACTCTTACAACTGCGGGAACATTTTATCCTATAGTTAGTTTGCGTCTCAAAACATCACCAAATTTTTTGGATGCTATTGTAATTATCACGGCACTTTCAGTAATGCCAATTGCTACAGGTTTTTACAATTGGCAACTTAGAGCATCTGGCACTACTGGGGGAGGAGATTGGGTAAGTGCTGGTGATGATAGTGCTGTGAATTATAACATTACTGGAACTTCTTATACTGGTGGGAGAATACTTGGAAGTGGATTTTTTAGTGCTTCAAATCAAGGAACAACTCAAATTGATATTCTCAAAGAAGCACTCTTTAAGTTTCAGTTGGAAAGAAATGGACTAACATCAACACCTTTTGAAATTTCTCTTGTTGTTGCTTCTAATGCTAATAATAATACAGTAGTTGCTTCTATGGACTGGGAAGAGATTAGTAGGTAATAATTATGGCTGATAACATTTATCTTGGCAATCCCCTTTTAAAAAAGGCAAATACCCCTATACAATTTTCACAAGATCAAATTGTTGAATTTGTTAAGTGTAAGAATGATCCTGTATATTTTGCAAAAAATTACGTACAAATCGTAACCTTGGATCATGGTCTTCAACCATTTAAACCATATGACTTCCAAGAAAAATTAATTAAAAATTTCCATAGCAATAGATTTAATATTTGCAAGATGCCTCGTCAGACAGGCAAATCTACAACTGTTGTATCATATTTGCTTCATTATGCTATCTTTAATGATAATGTAAATATTGCTATTCTTGCTAACAAAGCATCAACTGCAAGAGATTTGTTATCAAGATTGCAAACTGCATATGAAAACCTACCCAAATGGTTACAGCAGGGCATCCTAGCATGGAACAAAGGTTCTATGGAACTGGAGAATGGATCAAAGATTCTTGCTGCTTCTACATCAGCATCTGCAGTTAGAGGTGGATCTTATAACATTATTTTTCTAGATGAATTTGCATTCGTTCAAAATCACCTTGCAGATGATTTCTTTGCATCTGTATATCCTACTATTTCTTCTGGACAATCAACAAAGGTAATTATTGTTTCTACCCCACATGGTATGAACCATTTTTATCGTTTGTGGCATGATGCTGAAAGAGGTAAAAATGAATACATTCCAACAGATGTTCACTGGTCAGAAGTTCCTGGAAGGGATGCAAAGTGGAAAGAACAAACTATTGCAAACACTTCAGAACAACAGTTTAAAATTGAATTTGAATGTTTAAGTGGAGAAACTTTAATTAATATTTGCGATAATAATAATAATATCCAACAAATTTCTATGGAAAATCTTTATACTCAAATGTGAATGTGAGTTTTTTGGATTATAAATAATAATAAAAATGTATTATATTTACTTACTTAAAGATTTAAACAATAATATTAAATATGTTGGTCAAACTAAGGACCCAAGCACCAGAAAGAGAGACCATAAAAATAGTAAACCCCAACATATTTTCGAGATTGTAGAAAAAACAATTATTGCAGAAGATGCAAAAAATTTGGAAATTAATTATATAAAGCAATTTGATACCTATAAGAATGGATGGAATAAATCTACAGGAGGAGAAGGTTTTGATAATTACGATAGAACTGGAATAGGTGGTGTAAATAAAGGAACCATTCCTTGGAATAAAGGTGTGAAAAATTGCTTTTCTGAAGAAACAATCTTAAAAATGAAGCAAGTTAGGAAGGGTAGAGTTTTTAGTAGAAAACTTACAGATGACCAAATAAAGGAAATACGCATTTTATTTGATACAAAACCAGATTTACCATCAGTAGGATTGATTACGAAAAATGGAAAAAAAATGTCATACATTCAAGCATTTTGTAAAGAATATGCTAATAAGTATAATTTAACATCACAAGGACTTAAAAGAATAGTTTTGAAGGAGTGTTGGAAAAATGTTTAAACTTAATAAAGATTTATTAGTAAAAACCCCTACTGGGTTTAAATCTTTTTCAGGCATTCAAAAAATTTATAAACCATTTTATCATTGGATAATTTTTGAGGATGGAACTGAAATAAAATGTTCTGAAAATCATTCTTTTGGGTTAGAAAAAATTAAAGCATCCACAATCAAAGTGGATGATATCCTACAAGGAAAAAAAATTGTATATAATGAAATAGTAGAAGAAGGAATATATCTTTACGATTTATTGGATGTTGGTGAAGATAATTTATATTATTCAAATAATATAGTATCACATAACTGCGAATTCTTAGGGTCAGTTGATACTCTTATTGCACCAAGTAAACTGAAGAGTTTGGTATATGATGCTCCAGTCAAAAGAAATAAAGGATTGGATGTTTATGAAAATTCAACTCCAGACAAAGATTATGTAATTACAGTTGATGTAGCAAGAGGAGTTGGTAGTGACTATTCTGCATTTGTAGTGTTTGACATTACTACTTTTCCTCATAAAATAGTAGCAAAGTATAGGAATAATGAAATAAAACCTATGCTTTTTCCCAACATCATTTATGATGTGGCAAAAAATTATAACAGTGCATTTATTTTATGTGAAGTAAATGATGTTGGCGATCAGGTGGCAGCAATTATTCAATATGATTTGGAGTATCAAAATCTTCTTATGTGCTCTATGCGAGGTAGAGCAGGTCAAATTGTGGGTCAAGGATTTTCTGGAAAGAAAACTCAGTTAGGCATTAAAATGTCTAAGACAGTTAAGAAAGTTGGGTGCCTAAACCTTAAAACTATGATTGAAGAAGATAAGCTTATCTTCAATGACTATGAAATTATCAGTGAGTTAACCACATTCATTCAGAAACACAATTCCTTTGAGGCAGAGGAGGGATGTAATGATGATTTGGCAATGTGCCTTGTAATCTATGCTTGGTTGGTTGCACAGGACTATTTCAAAGAACTTACAGAGCAAGATGTTAGGAAACGTTTATATGAAGAACAAAAAAATCAAATAGAACAAGACATGGCACCATTTGGATTTGTCCTTACTGGTGTGGATGATGAACCTATAGTAGATACTGATGGTGATGTTTGGCACACTGATGAATATGGAGATAGGTCACATGAATTCTCTTATATGTGGGAATACAGGTAAAAGGAGAAATTTATAAATACTTGTAGAGCAAAATGAAGCATTTAGAGGAGTCAAAATGGCGTTAGGCTTAGCATCTCCAGGTATTAAAGTAAAAGAACTTGATTTGACAAGAGGTGGGATTACAAATACTACTTCAATCTCAGCAGGAATTGCAGCACCTTTTGCAAAAGGTCCTGTCAACCAAGTAGTTACTATTGCAAATGAAAACGATCTTGTAAATGTCTTTGGAAAACCATCTTCCAATAACTATCATTATGAGTATTGGTATTCAGCATCTAATTTCCTGTCATATGGCGGAAGTTTGAAGGTAGTTAGATGTGGTGGAACTGAGTTAAAAAATGCTAATGCTGGCGTTGGTGTAGCATCAACTGCAACAGTAAGTATTGATAATTACGAGGATTATCAAGGAACTTCTTTAACTTCAGCATACTGGGCAGCAAAGAATCAAGGTTCTTGGGCAGAAGGAATTAAAGTTTGTGTAATTGACAACTTTGCAGACCAAACTCTTACAGGAATTAACACCACAGGAATTTCTGTTGGATTTGGTGTTACTCAACCTTTAAGTGGTATTGTTCCTGGAGTTGGAACTACTTCAACAGCATCTGGACACCTCAAGGGAATCATTACTGGCATTGGCGCATCTTTAGTTCATGTAAAAGTCCTCTCAACAGTATCTGGTGCTACTACAACTAATCAAGAATATACTGAAAATGGAATTTATGCCTTTGCAGCATCTTCTTTAGTTGTAGTAAACAACTCAGGAGCAAATATTTCTACAGCAACTCCTTCTGCAACACAAGATTGGTATAACAATCAAAACCTTTTAGATACTGCAAATGGTGATTACACCACAATTTCTTGGAGAAGTGTTGCACCAAAACCAAGAACAAATGCATATGTAACAGAAAGAAATGGTGGTAATGATTCTTTCCACGTAGTAGTTGTTGATAGTAAAAAAGTAGGAAACATTACAGGAAACCCACAAGCACTACTTGAAAAATTCCTCAATCTTTCCAAAGCAACTGACACTAAAGTTTCTCCATCTGAAAATGTTTACTACAAAGATTATCTTGCATTAAATTCACAATTCATTTATGCAGGAAAATCAATAGGAAATGATAATGATGCATATTGGAATGTAACTCCAGTATCAGTTAAATTTACTTCTGCATTCACACCACAGTCAGTTAATTCTGGTGATTGGGAAGTAGCAGCAGAAAATGTAACTTTTAGTTCAGTTGGAAATGTTTCTTACACTTTAACTGGAGGTAAAGATTATAGTGGATCTGGTAATGTTGGGGGATTTGCTGCAACCCTGTCAGATTTTACAACTGCTTATGACAAACTTGCTAATGCAGATGAAGTTCCTCTTAACTTCTTGCTTCAAGGTGGAACTTCATTAGGAAAGGAACAAGAGCAAGCAAAAGCAAACAAACTGATTAGTATTGCAGAATCAAGAAAAGATTGTATGGCATTCATCTCACCATACAGAGATGGAGTTGTTAATGTCTCTTCTGCTGCTACTCAACTTCAAAATGTCTTATCATTCTTTAGTCCACTAACTTCTTCATCTTATGCAGTGTTTGATAGTGGATATCAATATGTGTATGATAGATTTAATCAGCAGTTTGTTTATATGCCATGTTCAGCAGATGTTGCTGGGCTTTGTGCAAGGACTGATATTGACCAATTCCCCTGGTATTCACCTGCAGGAAAGTCTAGAGGTTCTCTGAAGTTTACTATCAAACTTGCATACAACCCAGACCAAAACGCAAGAGACCAACTGTATTCACAAAGAGTAAATCCAGTTATCTCTTCTCCTGGATCAGGAATCATTCTCTTTGGTGATAAAACTGCACTCTCATATCAATCTGCATTTGATAGAATCAATGTTAGAAGATTGTTCATCACTATTGAACAAGCAATTAAAGGGGCAGCAGATGCTCAACTCTTTGAGTTTAATGATGCAAGCACAAGAGCAAACTTCATTAATATTGTTGAACCATACTTAAGAGATGTACAAGTTAAGAGAGGAATCACTGACTTCCTCTTAGTTTGTGATGAAACAAACAACACCCCTGATGTAATTGATAGAAATGAGTTTATTGCTGACATCTATGTGAAACCTGCAAGATCAATTAACTTTATTGGTCTTACATTTATTGCTACCAGGACTGGGGTTTCATTTGAATCCATTGTAGGCACAGTTTAATTTAATCAGGAGAAACTAAAATGGCTTTAACTTTTAACGATAGAAGTATTGATGCTTTTAAATCAAGACTAAGAGGTGGTGGTGCTCGTAGCAACTTATTTGAAGTAAGTTTTGGTCAAGAGCAAACTGGATCACCAGCAGCAACTACATTAGATTCCTCAATTACACAAGGACTTGATTTTAATGATACTGATTTAATGATGATCAAGGCAGCAGGTCTTCCAGCTTCAAATATCACAGAAATTCCAGTTCCATTTAGAGGGAGAACCCTCAAAATTGCTGGTGATAGAACCTTTGACATTTGGACCATCACTGTTATCAATGACACAGACTTCAAGTGGAGAAGTTTCTTTGAAAGATGGGTAAATTATATTGTCAAAGTTAATGATGGATCTGGTTCAATTAATCCAGCAGAGTATATGTGTGATATGAATGTTGTTCAACTTTCAAGAGGTCCTGCAACTCCACCAAATCAAAGAAACACTAATAGCATTGAAGTTTTAAGAAAGTATATTGTTAAGCACGTATTTCCAACTGCAGTTTCTACTATTGACCTTTCTTATAATAATGAAAATGAAATTGAAGAGTTTACAGTAGACCTTCAGGTTCAATACTGGGAAGCTTTGACTGGATCAGGGGCTCCAGATATCGTCTAAATACTTCTACAGTTTAAAATTATACTATGCCAAAGCTTTTTGGATTTTCTATTGAAGATAAACCAGAATTACCTAAAGGTGCCATATCCCCTGTCCCCGAAAATAACGAGGATGGGGTTGATTACTATATTACATCTGGTTTTTATGGACAATATGTAGATATTGAAGGTGTATTCAGGAATGAATATGACTTGATTAAAAGATATCGTGAAATGTCACTGCACCCAGAGTGTGATAGTGCGATTGAAAATGTTGTTAATGAAGCAATTATAAGTGACTTAAATGATTCTCCAGTAGAAATTGAATTAAGTAACTTAAATGCAAGTGATGGACTAAAAAAAATTATTAGAGAAGAATTTAAATACGTAAAAGATTTGATGGACTTTGATAAAAAGTCTCATGAAATTTTTAGAAATTGGTATGTTGATGGTCGCTTAATTTATCATAAAGTAATTGATTTAAAGAAACCAGAAGAAGGTATTAAAGATATCAGAAGTATAGACCCCCTCAAAATAAAATTTATGAGGGTGGAGAGAAGAACTGGTAAGGAAGCTGGTATGTCTTTTGTTCCAGATACAAAAAATAAAGATGCTTTTATAGAACCAGAAATTGATGAGTATTTCATTTATTTTCCAGATGCCACAGTTCAAAAATATGCTTCATCTGGAAAAGGAATTCAAATTGCAAGAGATGCAATAACTTTTGTAACATCAGGTCTTGTAGATAGAAATAGAAAACTTACACTTTCATATCTACATAAAGCAATCAAAGCTCTCAATCAACTTAGAATGATTGAAGATGCTTTGGTCATTTACAGACTTTCAAGAGCACCAGAAAGAAGAATTTTTTACATTGATGTTGGCAACCTCCCTAAGGTAAAGGCAGAGCAATACCTTAGAGATGTCATGAACAGGTATAGAAACAAACTCGTTTATGATGCCAACACTGGCGAAATGCGTGATGATAAAAAGTTCATGAGTATGATGGAAGACTTTTGGCTTCCAAGAAGAGAGGGGGGAAGAGGAACTGAAATCACCACGCTTCCTGGTGGACAAAATCTTGGTGAACTTGCTGATATTCATTATTTCCAAAAGAAACTGTTTAGAGCACTCAATGTTCCTGAGTCAAGAACTGCCTCTGATGGGGGATTTAATTTAGGACGTTCATCTGAAATTCTTCGTGATGAATTGATGTTTAGTAAGTTTATTGGAAGATTGAGAAAGAGATTCTGTCATTTATTTCATGATATGCTCAAGACTCAATTGATTCTCAAAAATATCGTTACCCCACAAGATTGGGAAAAAATGAGCGATCATATTCAGTATGATTATCTTTATGATAGTCATTTTACTGAATTAAAAGATAGTGAATTGATGAATGAAAGATTGAATCTTGCTGCAGCAATTCAACCTTATATTGGAACTTATTATTCTAAGGATTATGTAAGAAGGAAAATTCTGAGACAAACTGACCAAGAAATTGTAGACCAGAATAGATTAATTGATAAGGAAATTAAAAATGGTGATTATGCCAATCCCAAAGAAAATCCTCCTGTGGGACCAAATGGTTCACCAATTTTACCAATAACACAAGACCAACAAATGCAAATGTTAGGTCAAGTTCCAATGGAACCTGGACTTGAAGGACAAAGTTCTTCTGTTGATGCTGAAGCACAATCCGCAACCAATATTAACACCAAAGCAGCAAAAATATAAATACTTCTATAAACTTTGAGGATTTTTTATGGATTCTGATAATGATTTGTTGAGTATCTTAATGACTGATAATTCTGCAGAAAAAGTTTCTGATAAAATTAAGGAACTTCTTTATGCAAAATCTGCAGAAAAAATTAATTCATTGAGACCAGTTGTGGCACAATCTATGTTTGGTGATGCCCAATATCAAGAAACAGAGGGAGATTGATGGCTTTAAAAATTGCACAAATAGTACCTACATTAGCAGTTGTTTCTGGAGTAACAACCAGCACAGCATTTGAATTAACTTCTGGATACTTGAGATTAACCTCAAGTGTTGGATGTAATGTTGTTGTTGGTTCAAATCCATCAGCATCAACTAATGATTTTTATCTGGCACCAAATGAATCAGAAATTATAAAAGAAAAAGTTGCCAGACAAAAAATTGTAGGTATTACTACTGGGTCTTCTACCATTATAAATTTAGGACATAATAATGGAAATCCATTTGTTGTTGGTGATTATGTAACTATTGCAGGTTCTATTGGTATCAACACCTCTCACAATCAAGTGACAGCAATTGCTGAAAATATTGCCAATACAACTATTACAATTAATTACAATAGTTCTGCTGTTGGTGTTCCAACAATTACAAGTGCATATGTTTCAAAAAGTGTAAAAGTGTCTGCAGCAGCAACTACTTCAGGTTCTTTATACATTACAGAAGTTCAAATAGCATCACAGGCATAATCAAATGAAACTCATCACGGAAGAAATAGAATCAGTAGAAATCATCAAAGAAGAAAAGGATGGTAAACAATCCCTGTATATTACAGGACCTTTTCTTCAAGCTGAAATCACTAATAGAAATGGCAGATGTTATCCATTTCCAATTCTTGAACGTGAAGTAAAAAGGTACACTGATAACTTCATCAAAAATGGTCGTGCTCTTGGAGAACTTGGCCATCCAGATGGTCCTACAGTAAATCTTGATAGAGTTTCTCATATGATTACTGCTCTCACGGCAGAGGGAAATAATTTTGTAGGAAAGGCAAAAATTCTTGATACTCCTATGGGCAATATTGCCAAATCTCTTTTGGATGAGGGTGTTAAACTTGGGGTTTCTTCCAGAGGACTTGGTTCTATGGTAGAAAAAAATGGAGTAAAATATGTTGGTGAAGATTTTATGTTAGCAACTGCTGCTGATATTGTTGCAGATCCTTCTGCTCCTGATGCTTTTGTTCAGGGAATTATGGAAGGCAAAGAGTGGGTTTGGGAAGGTGGTATTCTTAAAGAAAAAGCAGCAGAAAATACAAGAAGAAGAATTGAATTATATTCAAAACAAAGAAAATTGAGTGAGCAGAAAAAACTTAAACTTCTGAATGATTATCTCACAAATCTGTAATTTATAAATAAATATAGAATAAATCAAAGATTTTTTATTCGGAGTATACAAATGAGTGCCGGTAACAACTTACAAGAAATGGAAGTATCTACTAAAAAATCAGTCACCTCTGCAAACAAAGGTGCAAGACCTGCTGAATCAATGCCAAGTTTTGATGCAAAAGTACAAGGTCAATCAGGTTCATGGGAAGATCTTGGTGGTCCTACCCCAACTGAGAATCATCCTTTAGGAGATTCAAACAAGTTGAAAACTCCTAGTGCTACTCTTAAGCAAGTTAAGAATGTAGTCAACAAAGGAGCTAAGTCTGCTGACTCAATGCCTGCTAAAATTGTTGGCAAGGAAGCAAGTTATGAAGAAGTTGAGACTGATGAAGAACTTGTAGAAGACTCTGAAGAAGATACTAATGCAGTAGTTTCAGAAGCTGAGCATAAGGGTGAGAAGGGTAAGGGGGAGAAAGAAGAGAAGAAAGATGAGGATGAAGAAGAAGAAGAAGAAGATATGGAAGAAGAGTTTGAACTCAACTTCACAGAAGATGTTAATGCAATGATTGGTGGTGAAGACCTTTCCGAAGAGTTCAAAGAGAAAGCAACTCTCATTTTTGAAACTGCAGTTAAAACTAAAATTGCAGAAATTAAAGAATCACTTGAGAATAAGTTCAACAAAGCACTTGTTGAAGAAGTTGTTGCAATCAAAGAAGAATTAACAGGAAGAGTAGATGCTTATCTTGAGTATGTTGCTGAAGAGTGGATTGATGAAAATGCTCTTCAGATTGAGAATGGACTGAAAGGAGAACTTTCAGAATCATTCATGAGTGGTCTGAAGTCACTCTTTGAAGAACATTATGTAGAAATCCCTGAAGATAGATATGATGTATTAGAGAATATGGTTATGAGATTAGATGAAATGGAAGAAAAACTCAACGAACAAATCGAAAGAAATGTTCAATTAAATCAAAGATTAAGTGAGGCTGTAAGCGATACCATTTTCAATGATGTCGCTGAAGGGTTAGCTTTAACTCAGAAGGAGAAGCTTGCTGGTCTTGCTGAAAGTGTTGAGTTTGATAGTGAAGATACATATCGTGAAAAACTTGAATCTCTTAAGGAATCATATTTCCATAGAGCAACAGGTTCTTCGAAAAATGAGGTATTGACTGAACAAGCAGGTGAGGACTTTGGTCCCCATATGAATGCTTATCTCAGAGCAATTTCCAAATATTCTAAGTGAAATTAATCTTAATTATAAATAATTTCAGTTAAAACAACACTTTTACAAGAAAAACAAGGAGAAAAAGCAATGTTCCTTTCAGAACAATTGCAGAAAAAGTGGGAACCCCTTTTAGAGGCAGAAGGTCTTGATAAGATCTCTGACCCATATAGAAAGGCTGTTACTGCTGTTCTGCTCGAAAACCAAGAAAGATTTTTACAAGAAGAAAGAGGTTTCCTTTCTGAAACCCCTGCAGGAATGTATGCCAGCACTGCTGGTGCTGGTGGTGCTGCTGGTTTCAGTAATAGTGCTACTCCAGGTGGTCCCGTTGCAGGTTTTGACCCTGTTCTGATCTCATTGATCAGACGTTCAATGCCTAACCTTGTTGCATATGATCTCGCTGGTGTTCAACCAATGAGTGGTCCTACTGGACTTATCTTTGCAATGAGAAGCAGATATGTTGACCAGAATGGTAATGAGACCTTCTTTGATGAAGTTGACTCAGCATACTCTGGTCAAGATGATGGTTACAATACCACAACTGGCGACTACACTGGTGGTTCAGATGATGGTTCTTCAGTTGGTTTTGGTACTACTGGTTTCCAAGGTAGTGGTGCTACTGCTGCTCAAAAGACTGCTTATGGTTTCAACCCTGCAGACCTGAATGCTTCTGGTGCAACTGGAAGAGAGTACAGAGTTGGACAAGGTATGTCCACCTATGATGCAGAAAATCTGGGTGCTGGTTCAGGTGACCAGTTCAACCAGATGGCATTCAGCATTGAGAGAATCTCTGTGACTGCAAAGTCAAGAGCACTCAAAGCTGAGTACACTCTGGAACTGGCACAGGACCTCAAGGCTATTCATGGTCTTGATGCTGAAGCAGAATTGGCAAACATTCTGTCTTCAGAAATCCTTGCTGAAATCAACAGAGAAGTCATCAGAACTATCTACAAGGCTGCTGAGCCTGGTGCACAAGTCAATGTTGCTAATGCTGGCACCTTTGACCTTGATGTTGACTCAAATGGTAGATGGTCTGTTGAGAAGTTCAAAGGACTTCTGTTCCAGATCGAAAGAGATGCTAATGCTATTGCATATAGAACTCGTAGAGGGAAGGGTAACACCATTCTTTGCTCATCTGATGTTGCTTCTGCACTCACAATGGCAGGAATCCTGGATTACACCCCTGCACTCAATGCTAACCTGAGTGTTGATGATACTGGCAATACTTTTGCTGGTGTTATTAATGGTAAGTTCAAGGTATACATTGACCCATATTCTGCTAACCTTTCTGCTAACCAATACTATGTTGTTGGTTACAAGGGAACCAATCCTTATGATGCTGGTCTGTTCTACTGCCCATACGTTCCTCTCCAGATGGTTCGTGCTGTTGGTCAGGACACCTTCCAGCCCAAGATTGGCTTCAAGACCAGATATGGTATGGTTGCTAACCCATTTGCAAATGGTCTTGATAAGGATCTGGGTGCCATCAAGGCTGGTGCTAACAGATACTACAGAAGAGTTGCTGTTAAGAACCTCATGTGAGTTTATCTCACATATTTTCAAGGACCTCCAAAAGAGGTCCTTTTTTTATGTCCTAAATAATTAAAAAAATGTCTTCTAGTTATTTAAATCGTACTCCAACAAATAAAAACCTATTGTCGCCAATAGGGTTTAAGTTCGTTTTAGATAAGGCACCCAAAGTAGACTTTTTTTCCAACTATGCAGGAATTCCTGCCATTACATTGGGTTCCGCAATTCAAACTCGCTATGGGAAGAATATTGATATTCCTGGCGATAAAATGAACTTTGAAGATTTTCGTCTACGTTTTCTTGTAGATGAAGATATGGAAAACTACATGGAAATATGGAACTGGATGACTGGTTTGGGGTTCCCATACAGTTTGGAGCAGTATGCAGACCTAAGAGAAAATTCTGACAAATACAATTCTGAAGCATTGAAGAATGATTTCTATGAAAGGTCTGATGCAACCCTAAACATTTTGAACAGCAGTTTCAATGTTCAATCTCAAGTTATTTTTGATGGATTATATCCTGTCTACTTATCAGGTCTAGACTTTGATGCTACACAAGAAGACATTAGATATTTTACTGCAGAGGTAACTTTCAAGTATACTTACTATAGAATTATTACAGGTTTATGATTTCTCTTGAAAATATTCAATCTATGTGGAGTGAAGACTCCAAAATCAACATAGATGACTTACACAATGAATCTTTAAAAGTTGCAAGTTTACACTCAAAATATTATGAAATATACAATAACATTTCACTATTGAGAAAAAGAGCAGAGGTTCAATATAACCATAAAAGATTAGAAAGATATAATTTTTATGCAGGGAAAGCATCACCTGATGTTTATAAGGAAGAACCATTTCCATATAAAGTCAGGGATAAAGAAGGAATGCAAAGACACATTGAAGCTGATGAAAAACTATCAGAAATGTTTATGAAAATAGAATATTATGATATAATATTAAAATACTTAGAAGAAATTATTAAAATGATTTCCAACAGAACTTATCAAATTAAAAACTCCATTGACTTTTTAAGATTCCAGTCTGGTATGTAATATGTCTGATTTAGTGATTTCAAAAAAGAACGAAATATTTTTAAAAATAGAATGCGAACCACATATCAAATATGAATTGAGTGATCAGTTTACCTTTGATGTTCCTGGTGCCAAGTTCATGCCTCAGTATAGAAGTAAGTACTGGGATGGTAAAATTCGTTTATTCAACTTACAAACAGGAGAAATCTATTCTGGTTTATTGGATAAACTTATTTCCTTCTGCGAAAATCACAACTATACTTTTGAATTATTAGATAACAAATATTATGGTCTTCCTGGAGAAATGGATGAGTCTATTTCTATGGAAGGTGTTAAAGATTACATGACTAGTATTTGTTCTCACAGTCCAAGAGATTATCAAATACAAGGAGTTTATGATGCATTAAAATATAAAAGAAAATTAATATTATCTCCTACTGCATCAGGAAAATCATTGATGATTTATTCTGTAGTTAGATACTTTGTAGAGCAGAATCAGAATGTTCTCCTTATAGTCCCCACCACATCCCTTGTAGAGCAGATGTATAAGGACTTTGAGGATTATGGATGGAACTCAGAAGAATACTGCCACAGAGTCTATGGAGGCAGTGATAGAGTATCAGATAAGCAAGTAATCATATCTACTTGGCAATCAATATACAAGTTAGATAAATCATATTTTCAAAAATTTGATGTAGTAATTGGAGATGAAGCTCATCAATTCAAATCCAAATCACTTGTATCTATTATGTCTAATCTTCATGATGCAAAATATAGATTTGGATTCACAGGAACACTTGATGGAACACAGACTCATAAACTTGTTCTTGAAGGTTTATTTGGCCCAACATATAAATTAATTAAAACTGATGAATTGATTAAGAAAGGATATCTTTCTAAATTGAATATTAAAGTTCTTCTTCTCAAACACAATCCACAATCATTTGAAACTTATGAAGATGAAGTTCAATATTTAATTACACATCAACGAAGAAATAACTTTATCAAAAACTTATCAATAAGTTTAGAAGGAAATACTTTGATTTTGTTTAGTAGGGTTTCTACTCATGGGGAACCTTTATATGATCTCATAAATAAGAACATAGGTGATAATAGAAAAATATTTTTCATCCACGGTGGTGTTGATACTGAAGAAAGAGAATTAGTCAGAAAAATTGCAGAAGAAGAATCTAATGCAATCATAGTTGCTTCTTATGGGACATTCAGTACAGGAATAAACATTAAAAATCTTCACAATATAATATTTTCATCTCCAAGTAAATCAAGAATCAGAAACCTACAATCAATAGGAAGAGTTCTTAGAAAAAGTAAAGAAAAAGTATCAGCAACACTTTATGATATTGCTGATGATATTACTAACAAAAGTAAAAGAAATTATACTCTTAATCATTTAGTAGAAAGAATTAAAATCTACAATGAAGAAAACTTTAATTATGAAATTGTAACAATAGACTTTAAAAAATAAATGGATAACGAATTTTATGCATCAATTAAATTAGTATCAGGTGAAGAAATCTTTGCATTGGTCTCTCCATCAGAAGAAGAAGATAGAACTCTTTTAATTCTTGACACTCCTGTTATCATTGAACCAATGGTATCTAAAAGTCAAGGAATAGTTGGATATAAAGTTAAGCCTTGGATGTGTATTCCTGATGATGATATTTACATTATTGATATGAATAAAGTCATTACCATGACTGAAATTTATAATGATCAAATCATTAGAGTTTATGAAAAGTACACTAAAAATTCTTCTCAAGTATCTTTAGAGAAGACTGTAGGATTCATTTCTAAAGTGGATGAAGCTCGTAAAGTACTTGAAAAACTCTATAACAGTAATTAAGCCGTACCTATCCTTCAAACCTAACAGAGTGATTCTAACCATATTCGAGGAAGTTGTCAACTCCTTGATTTAATGGTATACTAACATTACTAAATTATATTATGAAACAAAGTTAATGAGTATATTAATGGTCAGAGGTAAAAAGAAATCAGAGCATTATGTAAACAATAAAGAGTTTTATCAAGCTCTTGTTGAGTACAATAAGAAAGTAGATGAAGCAAAGTCATTAGGTCTCCCTAAACCAAGAATCACAAATTATCTTGGTGACTGCTTCTTACGCATTGCTAATCATCTTGCATACAAACCAAACTTCGTGAACTACATGTTCAAGGATGATATGATTTGTGATGGAATTGAAAATTGCGTTCAATATATTCATAACTTTGATATAAACAGAACCAATCCTTTTGCATACTTTACCCAAATTGTTTATTATGCATTCTTAAGAAGAATTGCCAAAGAGAAGAAACAGTTAGAAATCAAATCTAAAATCATAGAAAGATCTGGTTATGATGAAGTATTCTCTATAGATGATCCAGATTTTAGTGGAGGATATTCTGATATGAATAGTATCAAAGATAATATTAATTATAGATTTCAATGAAAATTGGCATAATTACTGATACTCATTTCAACTTCAAAAAGGGTAGTAAAGTTTTTCATGATTATTTTGAAAAATTTTATAAAGATATTTTTTTCCCTTCTTTGAAAAAATACAAAGTTGATATAGTCATTCACATGGGTGACATGTTTGATAATCGTAAATCAACTGATTATTGGAGTATTGATTGGACAAGAAGGGTTATTCTTGAACCACTAAAAAAATATAAGGTTCATGCAATCTTAGGTAATCATGATATTTTTTATAAGAATACAACAAAACTAAACAGTCCAATGCTTTTGTTGAATGAGTATAAGAACATCAACGTGTATCATAAACCATCTACTGTCCAAGTTGGTGAACAAGAGATACTGTTTGTTCCTTGGATAACACCAGATAGTGAGCAGGAGACCCTACAAGCAATTCAAAGCACCTCTGCAAAGGTTTGTATGGGTCATTTAGAATTGAGTGGGTTTGAGCATCACAGAGGTCACCTGAATGAAAATGGTCAAGATAAATCAATCTTCAAAAAGTTTGATAGAGTATTTTCTGGACATTACCACACAAGAAGCGATGATGGTAATATTTTTTACTTAGGAAATCCATATCAAATGTATTGGAATGATTATAATGATAAAAGGGGATTTACAATTTTTGATACAGAAACTTATGAAATAATTTCCATAGACAATCCATATGAAATGTTCAAGATGTGTAAGTATGATGAAGATTGTCTTGAAGAAGATTTTGATTCTTATCAAGGTTGTATTGTAAAAT